AAAGGTCCAACAAATGTAACAAATGCACTTTTTGTTGGATCTACCGCAGAGTTGGCAAAATTGATTAAACAACAAGATGAATCCCAAAAAGATAAATAAAAGAAGAATATTATATAAAAATGCCCAACAAATCTGGTGACAGTTCATTACACGATTGGTTTACTAAAAGCAAGTCTTCTGATGGTAAACCTGGTTGGGTTCAACTTGGTGGCAAGTATGCAGGTAAACCTTGTGCAAAGCAACCAGGTCAAACATCAAAACCAAAATGCGGGTCTTCTAAAATGAAAAGAGATCTTGATGATGGGGAAGAGCAAAGAGCATTTGAACGAAAAAACCGTCAAGATCCAAATCCAGATAGAAGAGGGAAGGCAAAGAACGTGGCTACAGAAGAAAAACAAACTATTAGATATTGTCCAAAGTGTAAGAAGAATGAGACTAGATCTGAATGTGCATTTGGACCAAAATATTGGGACGATTACTCCAAACCAGCAATAGAAGAGGCTGCTGGAGAAAAGGATGCCTGCTACAAAAAGGTAAAAAGTAGATATAAAGTTTGGCCTTCCGCATATGCTTCTGGAGCATTGGTTAAGTGTCGCAAAAAAGGAGCAGCAAATTGGGGAAATAAAACTGAGGAGTATCAGTTTTCAAATTGGAGAGAAGATTTTAAGGCAATGGAATATGAGTTCATTGATTTGATTAAACCAGAACCAATTATTTCCGAAGAGTGTTGCAAAAAATGTGGAAAGGATCCTTGTGAGTGTAAAACAAAGAAATTTTATGGTGGAAGTGGAGCAAAACCAGGTCCAGACAAAAATTATGTAAAACCTATGGGTGATCTTGAGGAGGCGACTAGACTTCCAACAAAAACTGGAAACATAATAGTTGCAATGGTCATTTGGAGAGGTAAGACATATACATTACAAATGTTCTTCCCATCAGGAAAGAGACCCACAAGAACAGAAGTTCAAGATCAAGTAAGAAAAGTGTATCCAGATTCTAGACTTACTTACTTCAATATCAGAGATTATGATCCTGGTCAACCACTTCTTCAAGTTGAAGACTGGCAGAAAGTTAATAAGTCGGATAAAACTGATGGAATGAGTCCTGCCGCAGTCAAAGCATATCGCAGAGAGAATCCAGGTTCTAAACTTAAGACTGCCGTAACTGGCGATCCAAAACCAGGAAGCAAGGATGCCAAGCGTCGTAAATCATTCTGCGCACGCTCTAAGGGTCAGCAAGACATGCATAACATTGATTGCTCATCCACACCAGATAAACCAGTTTGTAAAGCCCGTCGTCGCTGGAAGTGCTAGTATGAAAAGTTTTAAAGAGTTTTTATCAGAATCAGTAACTATTTCTGGGGACTTTAACGGAAATCTTTACATCAACTCCCAACCAGAACAACAACAAGTTGGCGAAAGTTACATTGCAGATGTAATGTGGCAAGGAAGTTTATACCGACTTGAGATGGTAACTAAGTCTGGTTTACCATCAAAGCAAGAACTTGGAGAACAACTCCAAGGTGAATATCCTGGAGTTGTTGTGCATCAAATTTATCCGATACAGGAAAAGAATTTTAATATCAAAAATGCAAAAAGGTATCACCCATCAAAATTAGAGTGGATTGATTGATTATGGCACAATGGAATAAAAATAATCAAGACTATCTAAATCAAGAAAGAAGTCTTTTTGAAGTTTATATGTGTGCCGATAGATACGGCAATATTGATGGGTGCCATGGAACTGCAAGTGGAAGTAGTGCTTTTGGAGAAAACGTTTCTGTCCCTATTACTCCTGTATTTCAACTTGATGGTCTTTATGGATTAAATTCGGATAGGTTTGAAACATATTCATTTGGAACTGGGGCAACAACTTCCAATACCTTAATGGAGGCATCAACAGGAACTGGTGCTTATGGATATGGTGTTATTCGTTCTAAAAGGTCGGTAAGATACCGTCCAGGACAAGGTGCTCTGGCAAGATTTACAGCACAATTTTCTGGGAGTGTAGAAGGATACACTCAAAGAGCAGGATTCTTTGCGCAGGAACAAGCACTTCAAGTTGGTTTTAATACCAATGGAAGATTTGGTATTCTTCGCGAGAATGGTGGTAAAGCACATATTCATAGATTTTCTATTACAACGCCAACAAGTGGAACAGAAAATATAACCATAACTTTGGCCGGAGTTGCGACTACAGTTACTATTGGATCTGGAACAGCGACACAGAATGCAACTGGTATTGGCACCAACACTTTTCCTGGTTGGATTACTGATTATAGCAATGGATTTATTGATTTTCTATCTACAAGTGTAGGTCCAAAGGCAGGAACATTTTCTATTGTAAGTAATGGAGATTTTGTAGCAACCTCCACAACTGCACAGTCGGGAGTAAATCATACTAGTAATTGGACATATCAAGAAGATTGGAATTTTGATACTCTTACTGGTGTTGGTGGAACTACAAATCCATCGGGAGTTACATTAGATCCAACTAAACTGAATGTATATCAAATCAATTTCCGTTGGTTGGGTGTTGGTGAAATGAGATTTGCAGTTGAAAATCCAGATACTGGTGATATGATGCCCATTCACCACATTCATTATTCAAATAGAAACAACACAGTTCATTTGGATAATCCATCACTTAAAATTGGTTATGTTGCTGCTAATTTGGATGGAAATTCTGGTGTTGGTGTAACCGTTTCTGGTGCATCTATGATGGGTGCTATTGAGGGTATAATTAATACCACAACAAATCCACTTGCAGCTTTCAGAACCAAAAGCGGTGGAATGAATGCTACTGGAACAAAATTCCATCTTCTTACAATCAAAGGTGGTATGATAGTTAACGATAAAATTAATACAAGAGAACTTATAATAAAAAAAATTAGTGCTCTAACAACAGCATCCTCATCGGCACCATGCTTTATCTACTTATATCTTGACCCAATAACTGCTGGTCCTTTAGATTTTACACCTCTCGGAAACGCATCTTCATACTCAAGAACAGATACAACAATTACTGCTGGAGACCCAATAGCAGTATTTTGTGTCACATCTGGTGCGCCTGAAACAATTGATCTTGATGCATTAAGAATTGTTCTGCCACCCCAAAGAAGATTAACGATGGCAGTTTCATCAGAATCCGTTTTACAAAAAGCAGATTGTGCAATAACATTTATTGAGGACTAATTTTTCATGAGTGAAGTATATCTTGGCAATCCTTTATTAAAAAAGGCAAATACTCAGATTGAGTTTACACAAGAACAAATTTTAGAATTTATGAGGTGTAAAGATGATCCTGTTTATTTTGCCAACAATTATATAAAAATTGTTTCTCTTGACGAAGGATTAACACAATTTAAACCCTACGATTTCCAAGAGAAATTAATTAATAGATTCCACGAAAATAGATTTAATATTTGTAAGATGCCTAGGCAGACTGGAAAGTCTACAACTGTGGTATCTTATCTTCTTCATTATCTTATTTTTAATGATAGTGTAAACATTGGCATTCTGGCAAACAAAGCAGCAACTGCAAGAGAACTTCTTGGAAGACTTGCCACTGCTTATGAGAACTTGCCTAAATGGATGCAACAGGGTATTATAGCCTGGAACAGAGGTAACATCGAGTTAGAAAATGGATCAAAGATACTGGCTGCTTCTACGTCTGCAAGTGCTGTCCGAGGCATGTCATTCAATATCCTCTTTCTCGATGAGTTTGCTTTCGTTCCGAACCATATCGCAGATTCCTTCTTTGCATCTGTTTATCCTACTATTACTTCTGGTAAAAGCACAAAAGTCATAATGGTTTCAACCCCTCACGGGATGAATCATTTTTATAGGTATTGGCACGATTCTGAGAGGGGAAAGAATGAATATGTTCCCACAGATGTTCACTGGTCGGAAGTTCCAGGAAGAGACTCTGCATGGAAAGCACAAACTATTGCAAACACATCAGAACAGCAGTTTAAAGTTGAGTTTGAGTGTGAGTTCCTAGGCTCTGTTGATACTTTGATTGCACCATCAAAGTTAAAATCTCTTGTTTTTAGTGACCCAATAAAAAGAAATGCTGGACTAGATGTCTATGAAAATCCAAAAGAAAATCATGATTATGTTGTAACAGTTGATGTTGCCAGAGGAGTTAGTGAGGATTATTCCGCATTCGTTGTTATTGATATTACAGAGTTTCCTCATAGATTGGTAGCGAAGTATAGGAACAATGAAATTAAACCTATGATGTTCCCAAATATAATATACGAATTAGCAAAAAGTTATAACGGGGCATATATTCTTTGTGAAGTTAATGATATTGGAGATCAAGTAGCATCATTACTTCATTATGATTTGGAGTATCAAAATGTTTTGATGTGCTCTATGAGAGGAAGAGCAGGTCAAATTGTAGGTCAAGGTTTTTCTGGAAAGAAAACTCAACTTGGCGTCAAGATGTCTAAAACAGTTAAGAAGGTTGGAGCACTTAATTTAAAGACTATAATTGAAGAAGATAAACTTATATTCAATGACTATGAGATTATTTCCGAACTGACAACATTTATTTCTAAGCACAATTCTTTTGAAGCAGAGGATGGATGTAATGATGACCTTGCAATGTGCTTAGTAATCTATGCTTGGTTAGTTGCTCAGGATTACTTTAAGGAACTTACAGATCAAGATATTAGAAAAAGATTATACGAAGAACAAAAAAATCAAATAGAACAAGATATGTCTCCGTTTGGATTTATTGTTGATGGATTGAATACAGAAGAAACTTTTGTTGACAATAATGGAGATAGATGGTTCACTGATGAATATGGAG